AAGTAAGGGTCATTTATGGCACGACAGCTAACAGAAAATCAGCAGAAGTTCCTCGAAGTCTTGTTTGACGAAGCAGGGGGCGATGTCGTGCAAGCTAAGCGTCTCGCAGGTTACAGCGAAAAGACCCCCACACGTTTGATCGTAGAAGCCCTGAAGGACGAGATTGCGGACGCTACACGTTCGTACTTTGCTCGTACTGCTCCAAAGGCTGCTATGGCAATGATGGGCGCTTTGAATGACCCTACAGAACTTGGCATTCGTGATAAGATGTCTGCTGCTAAAGACTTGCTTGATCGTGCAGGTCTTGGTAAAGTAGACAAAGTGGATGTATCCTCTAGCGGTGGTGGTGTGTTTTATCTGCCACCTAAAGAGGGCAAGAACGAGTAAAGCAACGTGTCTTTTGACTACAAGAGGGACTTAGGTTTTTGGGAGTTGCCTAGGCCACACAAAGGTAAAGAGAAAGAGTGGCACGTAATAGCAAGAGTACAGGGTAGTGTAGTCCCGTTCGGGTATGAATTACACCCTGAGAATGACAGGCTTCTAAACCCTATCCCGCATGAGTTAGAAGCACTGGAACTTGCGAAGCGTCACTTGAAGCAGTACACTTTAAGGGACGTATCTCGTTGGCTGACTAAACAAACTGGGCGCTACATTTCTCACATGGGCCTAAAGAAGCGAGTAGAGATTGAGCGACGACGTAAGAAAGCAGCTACTATTAAATACAACCTTGCCAAGCGCCTCGAAAAAACCCTCGCGGAAATCGAGAAGCTCGAAAAAGGCAGGGTCGGGGCGTACTCAACGGTCGCGCCAGACTAAGGAAGCTGAAACAGTCGCCACCCCTGAGACTGTACCAGCACAAGTCGCGCCTGCAGAGTACGATGTCGAGGCGGCACAAGACGTAGTGTTCAAGCCAAACCCCGGCCCTCAGACACTGTTCTTGTCTTCGTCTGAGCGTGAGGTGTTATACGGTGGTGCCGCAGGTGGTGGTAAGTCTTACGCTATGTTGGCTGACCCCCTACATGGACTGAACGACCCAAACTTCAGCGGGTTGCTTGTACGTCACACTACTGAAGAACTTAGGGAACTTATTCAGAAATCACAGGAGTTGTACCCTAAAGCTATTCCGGGCATCAAGTGGTCAGAGCGTAAGTCTCAGTGGACTTCGCCAAGGGGTGGTAGGCTCTGGATGTCGTACCTTGATAAGGACATGGACGTCACTCGATATCAGGGGCAGGCGTTTAACTGGATTGGGTTTGACGAGCTAACACAGTGGCCTAGTCCGTTTGCATGGGACTACATGCGCTCTCGTCTTCGTAGTGCTTTTAGTCAAGACTTAGGACTCTACATGAGAGGCACTACGAACCCCGGAGGATCAGGGCATTCGTGGGTTAAGAAGATGTTTATTGATCCTGCTCCTTCTGGTGACTCTTTCTGGGCTACCAACATTGAGACAGGAGAAGAGATTAAGTTTCCCGCAGGTCATAGTCGAGCAGGGCAACCTCTGTTTAAAAGGCGATTCATTCCCGCAAGCCTTTTCGACAATCCTTACTTATCTGAAGGCGGTGACTACGAGGCGATGCTTCTTTCGCTGCCTGAACACCAAAGGAAACAACTTCTAGAGGGTAACTGGGACGTTAACGAGGGTGCTGCATTCCCTGAGTTTAGCAGGGATAAACATGTAGTAGACCCTTTCAAGATCCCCGGATCGTGGACGCGGTTCAGAGCTTGCGACTACGGGTACGGAAGTTACACAGGCGTTTTGTGGTTTGCTGTATCACCATCTGAACAGCTGGTTGTGTATCGGGAAATGTACTGCAGTAAAGTCACAGCATCTGACTTAGCTGACATGATACTTGAGGCGGAAGCCGAAGACGGAACGATGCGGTACGGTGTGCTCGACTCTTCTCTGTGGCACAAGCGAGGCGATACAGGACCGTCCCTTGCAGAGCAGATGAACATGAAGGGCTGTAGGTGGCGACCGTCAGACAGGTCACGCGGGTCACGAGTAGCAGGTAAGAACGAGATACATAGACGTCTTCAGGTAGAAGAGTTTACGAACGAGCCGGGTCTTGTGTTTTTCTCTAATTGTGTTAATACTATCGCTCAAGTACCGGCGATACCTCTGGACAAACGTAACCCAGAGGATGTTGATACAAACGCAGAAGATCACTTGTATGACGCTTTGCGTTACGGTATCATGACACGACCAAGAAGCTCAATATGGGACTACGATCCTGCGAGTCAGAGGTCTGGCTTTCAAGCACAAGATCCTAAGTTCGGATACTGATAGTGTATATTCAACTTGAAATGGACTTTGAAACACCTGTTATGAGGCCCGGTAGCCTAGCGAAAGGTGTTCCTGACTTAAAGGTGTGCTTTAATTGTAAAGAAGAGAAGCCACTTAGTGCCTTTTATAAAAATCGTTCACGCAAAGACGGACTAGATAATTGTTGTAAGTCTTGTAGAAGTAAAATAGCTGCAGAGCATTATCAAAAAAATCGGGATAAATGTTTAACAGGCATGAAAAAGTATTATCAAGAAAATCGGAATGTTATTTTAGAAAGATTTAGAAAGTATCGTCAAGAAAATCGGGATGTAATTTCTGAAAAAAAGAAAAAGCATTATCAAGAAAATCGGAATGTTATTTTAGAAACAAAGAAAAAGTATCATCAAGAAAATCGGGATGCAATTGCAGAAGCAAAGAAAGCATGGAGGAAAGAAAATCCTGAATTGGCAAGTGCACATGCTGCATCTCGTAGGGCGCGAAAAAAACAAGCACAACCTCCTTGGCTAACAGAAGAGCATATCAATCAGATAAAAGCCGAATATAAAAATAGCAAACGTATGAAGAAGCTTACTGGCATAGAGCATCACGTAGATCACATAGTACCTTTAAAAGGTGAAAACGTATGTGGGTTACACGTACCGTGGAATTTGCAGGTGATACCTGCTAAACATAATCTTGAGAAGAACAACCGCTTCGATGATTGGAACTTAAACGATGGCTGAAATAGATGATCTCTCATTTGAGACAGACGAAGTAACTGCTGCAGAGTCAGATACGGATAGTATCTTTGAGAGCAAGTCCAGCGTTGTGTCTTTCGTTGAAGAGCGATACAACCGTGCTGAGACTGCCCGCTTTGCAGATGAGACACGATGGCTTCGTGCGTACCGTAACTACCGGGGGCTGTACAGTTCGGACGTACAGTTTACGGATACTGAAAAGTCTCGCATCTTTGTTAAGGTAACCAAGACTAAGACGCTCGCAGCCTACGGGCAGATTGCAGACGTCCTCCTTGGCAACAACAAGTTTCCCCTGACCGTTAACCCATCTGTGCTGCCTGATGGTGTTGCTGAGTCTGTGCATATCAACATTGACCCCAACGCTGAAGCTGCAGGTGATGCGCTCCGTGGTGTCACAGAGGATACTCCACCTAAGCCATTCGTAATCGGGCCAGACACTGTACTGCAGCCCGGAGATACGATGACTACGCTGAAGGATCGCCTCGGCCCTCTTCAGAATAAACTAGAGCCTGTCAGCGATAAGATCATCGAGGGTGACGGCACTACGCCTACTACAGTCACGTTCCACCCTGCCATGGTCGCTGCCAAGAAGATGGAGAAGAAGATCCACGATCAGCTGGCAGAGTCTGGCGCTTCTGTACATCTTCGTAGTATGGCATTCGAGATGGCGCTTCTAGGCACAGGCGTAATGAAAGGCCCCTTTGCTGTAGACAAGGAATACCCTAACTGGGGTGCAGAAGGCGAGTACGACCCGCTTATCAAAACTGTACCAGAAGTGAACCACGTATCTCTGTGGGACTTCTATCCTGATCCAGAAGCTACAAGCATGGAAGACGCAGAGTACGTTGTAGAACGGCACCGTATGTCTCGCACCCAGATTCGCGATCTGAAGACGCGCCCTTACTTCATTGAGTCCGCACTGCAGACTGCGATTGATCGTGGCCCAGACTACGAACAGAAGTACTGGGAACGCAGCATGGAGGATGACGACACGCAGCCTACATCAGAGCGTTGGCAGGTGTTGGAGTTCTGGGGCTACTGCGATCTTAAGATCCTCGAAGAGAATGGCATTAACGTGCCTAGCGAGTACAAAGATCTGGATGAGGCTAACTGTAACATCTGGGTGTGTAACGGCGAAGTTATCCGCTTTGTTATGAACCCGTTCAAGCCTGCGCATATTCCGTATTACTCTGTGCCTTACGAGCATAACCCATACTCGTTCTTCGGTGTAGGTATCGCAGAAAACATGGACGACACGCAGACGCTGATGAACGGCTTCATGCGTATGGCTATTGATAACGCGGCACTGTCAGGCAACCTGATCATTGAGGTAGACGAAACGAACCTCGTCCCCGGTCAAGACATGAGTGTGTACCCCGGTAAGGTATTCCGACGACAGGGCGGCGCTCCGGGTCAGGCAATCTTCGGTACAAAGTTCCCGAATGTCGCTGGCGAAAATATGCAACTCTTTGATAAGGCACGGGTACTCGCAGATGAATCGACAGGCTTCCCAAGTTTTGCACACGGTCAAACAGGTGTATCAGGCGTTGGTAGGACCGCAAGCGGAATTTCTATGCTCATGTCTGCTGCTAATGGCAGTATTCGTAACGTGGTTAAGAATGTTGATGACTATCTGATCCGCCCTATCGGTAAGGCGTTCTTTGCGTTCAACATGCAGTTCGACTTTGACTCTGATATTCGAGGTGACCTAGAGGTACGTGCTGCAGGTACAGAAAGTCTGATGGCTAACGAAGTACGCAGCCAGCGTCTCATGCAGTTCTTGCAGGTAGCACAGAACCCGACACTTGCTCCGTTTGCTAAGATGGACTATATCATTCGTGAGATCGCTAAGAGTATGGACCTCGACCCAGACAAGGTTACCAACTCAATGCAGGACGCGGCTATTCAGGCAGAGATCCTCAAAGGATTCCAGCAGCCTGCTCCGCCACCTGAAGGTGCAGCACCACAGGACGGCGCACCCCCAACGCCAGCACCCGGAACGCCGGAAGGTCAAGGGCCGCAAGGCGTACAAGACATGGGCGGCGGCGGCGGTAGTCAGATTGGCGTAGGCGCAGCACCTATTCCGGGCGAGCAAGGATTTACTGGTAATGTCGCTTAAGCAGTTAGTTAATAACAAAGCTACTTGGGATGCGTTCGTCGAACATCTAGATGATTGCATCGCCATTGAAAACAGTAAGCTTGCTGTATCGGAGAGTTTAGTTGATGTGCATCGTGCACAGGGTGCAGTTCAAGCGTATCAGCGGATGAAGTATTTAAGGGATAAGGTCAATGGATGAAGAACAAATGATTGCTGCTTTGCAGTCGGCTGCACAGAGTACAGGCGCTGCTCCAGATACTACAGTTGGCGTAGATCCAGTTTCCGGTAATGAGGTGCCTATGGGCGCATCTCCAGAAGAAGTACGGGATGACATCCCCGCTCAGCTGAGTGCAGGCGAATATGTTGTACCAGCAGATGTGGTGCAGTATTACGGCGTGAAATTCTTTGAAGATCTTCGTACATCCGCAAAGATGGGTTACGACAGTATGCAGCGGAACGGGCGTGTTGGTGGTGAACCAGCAGAGGAGATGCTTCCGTTTGATATTTCAGAGTTGCAAGTTATGGAAGAGCCAGAGCCAGAACCTGCGATGATGAATGTGGGGGGCCTTACACAGCGACAGTTGTATGATATTACGGGTTCAACTAGCCTGCCTAATCCATTCCGTGTAGTTACAAACGATGAAGGCCAGTCTATGACTGTCAGGTCGGATGAGCCTATACCTGAAGGTTTCAAACGGGTAGATGCTGAAGACTACAATGATGCGAGCCGACCCGAAGATGTTGAATTAGACTTCTCAAAAATGTCTATAGAAGAGGCAAAAGAGGCGTTAGATCAGATGTCTTTGGCTAGTTACGCGTTAACGCCTGTAGCACCATTAGGTAGCCTTGCAGGAGTTTCGAGTGTCGTAGGGTCAGCTTTAGCGGCATCTGAATTTGCTGATAGAGCCGCTAATACCAGTCTATCTTCTGCGGAACGATCTGCATTAGCTGGTTTTAGTAGGGATGCTGACCCTACAGGCGTCTTAGGCGCTTTCAGCAGCGATTTCGGTGCGCCGCAAGAAGGAACTGCATCTGAGATGGGTGATGTAGGTTCCTTCTCTGATCCCGGTGGAGATCAAGGTAGCATAGACGCACCGGCTCCCGACTCCGACTTTAGTCCGCCGGATGATGGCATGTAATTAAGGATACCTGATCATGTTCTCTGCTTTAGTATTTGCTTGTACGATGGCTGCAGGCGATGTACCTGCTAAGAGGTGCACTAACTTTACAGGTCCAAATCTGTTTAAGACACGAGAGGCCTGTGAACTAGATATCAGGACTAATGCCGTTCGTAATCTGGAACTAAAGGGCTTCTGGATAGAAGACTATACTTGCTTCGAATGGGGTAGAAAAATCTAATTTGACAACTCCTGAGAATAACTATAAGGCTACCCGGCTTAAAAAGCTGGCCCCAACATAAGGAAAACAACCATGCAAGAACAAGAGCTTTCAGTAGATTCATTTACACATAATAAGAATCAGGCTAAGATTGCAAAGGAAGAAGCGGAACTTGCGGCGCTGCTAAAGGGTGACGCTTCTACGGAAGACGATGAAGAGCAAGTCGAAGAAGCCAAATCCGATAGCGAGGGATCTGAGACAGCCGAAGTACAAGATGAAGATGGTCCCAAACAAGAAAAAGCCGCAAAGGAAGAGCAAGCATCCGACTCAGATGGATCTGACGAAGGAGAGCTAAGCGCGGAAGAGAAGACCTTCAAGCAACGCTACGGTGAAATCCGCAAGCACATGGCAGATAAAGAGAAGGACTGGAAGTCTCGCATTGAGAAGCTTGAGTCCCAGCTAGAGAAGTCTGCGAACAAAGAGTTTACTTTGCCTAAGACGAAAGAAGACGTCGAGGCATGGGCTAAGAAGTACCCTGACGTTGCAGCTATTGTCGAAGCTATCGCAGAAGACAAGGCAATGAAGCAGACGTTGGATCTGGATGATCGGTTGAAAGAAGTAGAGGCTATGCGCCTAGATGCGCGTAAGCAGAAGGCAGAAGCAGAACTACTGTCTCTACACCCAGACTTCGCTGAGATCCGTGCTGACGAAGCATTCCACGAGTGGGCTGGTAATCTGCCTAAAGCAATGCAGAACGCTTTGTATGATGATGAGTATGACTCAAAGTCTGTCGCCCGTGTTATTGATCTCTACAAAGTAGACAATGGCATCGACTCCAAGCCGCAGAAGTCAACCGACAAAAATGCGGCGTCCTCAGTTAAGGCTCGTTCTTCTGCTAAGCCAGAGGAAAACGAGTCAGCAAGTTTCCTGCGCGAGTCTCAAATCGCTAAGATGAGTGCTAGGGAATACGAGAAACGTATGGATGAAATCCAAGAAGCCATGCGTTCTGGTAAGTTTATCTACGATATGTCAAACAAGTAGTTGACAAAAATAAATAAGTAGGTAAAACTATTAGCACAAAGAACCAAAGCTAGGTTCTTAGTGTTTTACACACATGCTACGTTAAAGACTACCCGACTGTAGAGGCCCAGAGCTTGAAGGACGGCCATCCTGATAGCACCTGACCACCCTCAAACAAGCGGCCTCTTTCGTGGATATGAAGTGTTTCTTAAACATTGCCATATCTTAGGAGGAAACAACTATGGCATTCGCTAAAGCAAGTGGATACGGTAACCTGCCAAACGGCAACTTTTCACCGGTAATCTACTCCAAACAAACGCAGATCGCCTTCCGCAAGGCGGCTGTTGCAAACGCAATCACCAACTCTGATTACTTTGGTGAAATTGCAAACCAAGGTGACACCGTTCGCATCATGAAAGAGCCGGAAATCTCCGTCTCGACCTATGATCGTGG